AGCCTTTCTACTATAAATTGTATTGCTCTTAAATCACCACGTTCTGCTAATTGAAATAATTTATTTACTATTATCTCTCTACGTTCTTTATCATTGGACTTAGTGAAGCTAAAATCTTTTATTAAATCCGTGTAAGCATTTCTCCTGCCTTCAGGATTCCCTGACGTACCTTTCTCCCAGCGATTACCTAATTTGTTACCTTTCTTGAACTGCCCATTAGACGCTCTGTTATCCGTTTGTTTATCCATCTATTTCCACTAATCCCATTGAAACAGGTTTATTAATCATATCCATTAATTCTTTTACCTTACCACTATCAATTTCATATACATCAAATTCTATTCGCCAGGTGTGCGTGGTCTTTAAATTCTTTATGCCGACTAATTCTACATTTAGTGCGACATTATTACTTTCTTCTTTTTCCACCTTTGCGAGATTTCTTTTTAGATGACTTCTTTTTTGCGGGGCGACCTTTCTTACTTCCGTATGTTCCTTTACCTGATGGCATTCTATTATCCTTTCATTGTGGTTTTTAAATGTTACAAATTTAAAATTGAAAGGCTTATTTTTAAAAATGATTTATTTATAATAAAAAAGCCCCAAATTAATGAGGCTTTTTTTGATAGTCAGTTGAACTTAATCAACCCAGTTATCAGCTCGATTTAAGCAATCGCAATCGCATCCTTAGATTCGTAGTCTTTATAACCATTAGACTTCATTCCTGTGACTTCAGCTTTTACTTTTTCTAGCATCCCGTCTTTATCAAAGCCATTAGTCATATAATGATGCAGTGAGCAATGTGCACTTAGGCTAGAGTAGTTATCTACTTTTTTAAGACCTTCGTTAGCACAGTTGTAAAGAGACCACATGTTCTTTTTACTGAACACTGAGTGCCTAGCATTCTTCCAGTCTTTGAAAGCAATGTTAGCTGCAGTAGGTGTCAATACCTCTCTACCAATTAGCTTACCGATAATTCCGTTACCATCGTCATCACTTAGTTCAGTATTCATAAGATTTATCTTATCATTTTCGAACTGCTCAAGCCTGGCAACCATTAACTTACTAGCCATCTTAGCGTAAGTGATTATGTCCTCCATCATATTAGGAGTGTGCTTACGTGCAAAGATAACTCCGTCCCAGGCGGTCATTCCGTTAGTGCAAACTAATACGTTGGCACCTGCACCTATAGTAACAGGAGTCCATTTATTATAAGAGTTTACAATCGTTATGCCACCCATCAACATATCCTTAGGCATTACATCAATGTCTATGCCTTTAGGAGCTAGAGTCAATTTGGTGTTCAACAAATCGCCATTGCAAGAAACCCTGTGGTCTTCCTTTAGCAATTCGAAGTTAGGCAGTTCGCCTAGGACAACTTTCTCTACGGTGTTAATCAACTTAACGTGACCGATAGGTGAATAAGACTTAGTAGCCTCTGGTATTCTGACTTTTCTTAAGTCGTTCCTATTGACATCGTGATGTCCTCTTGAGTTTAAGAATGTGTTATTCATTTCGCTTTTTTCCTTTTGTTTGTTGTTGTTAATTAAATGCTCCAAGATTCAATGTGACCATTGCAGATAAAAAACCATCTTAACGGCACATCAAACTCTTTGAACATTGGTTCAATATTTTTCCAGGTAGTTTCGTGGTGATCTTCTAACCATCTCATTATACATATATTGCCATCAGAACTCCCTATTTCTTCAGAATCACAAAAGAATTCATCATAATATTCGCTGAATCCTTTAAAATATTCATCTAAAATCGGGTATTTCTTAACCATACTCATTGAATTACCGACCCATTTGATAATTGTATTTTCCATTTTTTCCTCGCTTTTTTTAAAGTTGACTGTTGTTCTCATACCTGAAATTACAACGAATAAATTTAAAAACCAAACTGTTTTTTAACTGTTAAAATAGTGTTGTTTGAGCCAAGTTTGTCATACCTTCACTACTGCCTGACATAATAAACTCCACTATTTCATTTGCTTCTTGCTCCGTGTTATTCAATTTTAGAAAATGATTGTGATTATTGATTATATTACTGACCGCTGTTTTTCTGCTATTAAGCCATTTTTCATTTTGCTTATCTTTTCTTTTGATGTGCCTTTGTTTCTTGATTTCCTCATCGCATTTGATTACAACTATTCTAAAATCAACATTGTTTTTTATAATTTCAAATAATGAAGATTTAAACAACCTGTCACCTTCAAATATAATATGTTCAAGATTATTCCTGGTGGCTTCTAATTTAATGTATTGAATCACTTCTGGCTGCACCGCCATGCTCAATTTATCAGTACCTGGAAATATATCTTGAGAATCCCCGTAAATACCCAACACGCTTATTTTGTCATTTTTGACGCCATTGACTAATTTACCCCATTTGAATGAATCCGTTAAATTGTTTTCACTAATTATTTTTTTAACTATATAAGATTTTCCAGTAGCTGGTTCACCTCCTATAGCAGTAACCCTAAGCAAGTTCAGCCTCCAATTCTTTTTTAATTACATCCGTAACTTTTTTATTTACATCATTAGGTCTGTATATGACTTCAACCACTTCAGGTTCTCTAGTCTCATATTTTGAGAACCTGTTTTTTATATCGGCTTTTAACTCTTTTACGGTGTTACCCATAGCACCTACATAGCCGAACCCATTTTCTGTTTCATATTTTATTTCAGCGTGAAACTCAAAATCGTGATTCACATTTAATTGTTCATTTTCATTTCCCATACTATTTCCTCCATTATTAAGTTTATTTGCACTATCGCTTTTATTATTTCTCTATAAGTAAATTCATCTCCCCCTGCCCTAATACAAAGTTCATTAAATTCTTCATAGCTACATATTTTTATTATTTTTTCTTCTTCAATCATTTATTCTAGGATATTTTACATCACAATCTTTACACACCCATATTGAACCTGCTCCCTGCCCATCTTGTTTTGATATAACAGTCACTTCCGTATCACAAAGTTCACATATCAACCTATAACCGCTGGGGTCTTCCGTAATCCATTTCATAGGAGTTTAATCTGTTCATTTTTTCTACATTCTCTTTCATAGCCATTCGCAAAACAATCCCAAAAATAATCCATCATAACAACTTGACCGCTCTCTCTAAACCAATTTTGTTTTAATGGTTTTAAACCCACGTCCCAATCATTATCTTCTAACCTCAACTCAAACGGAAGATGCTTATTTCTAATCAACCAAAAGAAATCAAATTGTTTACCCCATTGTTTTTCAGCGTGTCTTATTCTATCAACAAACATGTCATTATAAACATTGGGATATCTTCTGTTTTTTCTATACCACGATTTATAAGTGCAAAGAGTGGACTCAAGTGTAAAATAATTTACATCATCAAGGAAAGGTCTTTTATCAAACCTGGCTCTGCATTCTCTTAATAAATCCACTGAAAACTCTTTTAAATATTCAATTAGCTCGGGTGTGTGCATCTTAGGGTTGTATTTAGGGTTGCTTTTATGCATGTCCCAATCATCCCTGCCAAGCACTTTACATAATCCGTTTCTATGGCTCTGGCTACCGCTTATATCTTCTAAAAACAAATTGTTACATTTTATAGGTAGTCCTACTATTTTTAAATATTCAAGATAACTAAAGGTGCTTAACCTGCCAAACATAAAGAATCTTTCCATAACTTCCCCCCAAAGAGTAACGAAGTTTTCTTCTGACAAGCCTGAAGTGCAATCATAAAAATAATTGACCTGGCTTTTACCCACGATTTCTTTGTAATTTTTGACCATCTTAACCAGGTGACCTTTTTGGTATCTCCTGTCCGTATCATAACCCAACTTACGCCAATTAACTGCATGCCATTTTTCCAGCTTATCAATTAAATTACTTTCATCAAAATTAGGAAAATGTTTATATATTATATAACTAGTGCAAAGGTTTTGAGTTACTCCGTTTAAATAAGCCAACCATAATTTTTGTTCCATGTCCATATTTAATTCGTCAAATAAGTAGGGGAATAAATAATAAACACAACCTGGGTGACTTTTAAATTCTAGATGAAATTCATAAAACCTTAAAAAAACCTCTCTCCTATATTGAGGCAACCTAAAATCATCTCCTATTTTTAAATTCCAAACACTGTCAAATTCTTTTTTATACAAATCTAATTTGTCCGTTATCACTTTTTTCCTCCCACTCATTTTTAATTACATTAGGCTCTACTGGAAAATTGCCCAACTCTCTTCTAAAATATTCCATTTCTGTTAAATAAGGTTTTGAACCCACTATCCAAAATAATGTATTTTCATTAGCTAAATGCGGTAATTTATCTCTTAAATAGGTCATAACCTTGCCTTCATAAGTTGGGTGCAATTCTATTCCCCCAAAATCATACTTCATTTGCTGTTGATAATCCACGTACCCAGTTGAATGTAAATCATAATAATATAAATCGTAGGAATCGTCACCAACTTCTGATTTAAAAATTTCATTATCAAATTTTTTAGTATAATTCAATGTGTTTATTTTACTATTTTCTTTGATTAGTTTCAACCTTTCATATATAAACTTTATTTTACTGGGACCGATGCCAACTAAATGCACATTTAATTTCTCTAGCGGTCTGTATTTTGCTAAACCATATAAAATAGAAATCGTGCTATTACAACTGCCAGAAGGAATTACTAAATCAGTAATGTGTTCAGGTATGTTTTGAACTTGATTTCCGCTCAGGTTGTGGAATTCAATTATTTTATTTATTTTTTCTTCAGGATCGACCGCTATTCCATAATTAAGTTCATAATAGTTTTTATATTCTCCAGCTTTTAATTGTTTTACTTTCCTTTGCAAACAAGGATTATAAGCCACTTTAATAAAATAAAATTCAGCATCAAACCAAGTTGCCATTTTTACCATTTCTTTTTTCATACAAACATCAGGTCTAGTGGCACCTATCACGTGCATCGAATTCAACCCATAGTGATAAGCTACAGCAGAACCCATGGGTAGTTGCGGTGACAACACACTAGCACCTGATATAACGCCATCTACACCGCCCCTTTTAATATATTCATTAGTGAGCCAAATACACTGCCTTAACTTTGCTCCATTTATACCTGCGTAACCCAAAGGTGCAAAATAATCTTCTCTTTTCAAATACATATCTTCCCAAAAATGCACTGGTGTCATTTTATATAAATAATCTTCCCATTTTACTCTGTTCCTATTTAAACTGCACTCATCAAATATTGTGTCTCTCATTAAACTTTACCTATAAATTTTTGAGCAACTACTCTTTGGTTTTTTTGTATTCTTTTCAGTTCCTGGTCAGGACTTAAACATTTCCACATATTTTCTCTATAATACATTACGAATGAAAGCCTGATTGCATCTTCTGATTTTTTTATTATTTCTGTATTTCCGTGAACTTGATGTACGTCTACCAAAAGCAAATCGTTCGTACTTAAATTAATAGCTATTCCATACCTGGGTAAAACAAACAAAACTGGCTCCATGTCTTTCATATAAGCCACCAAGTTGCCAAACCCTTTAGCGTAATCCCCCTGGTCTGTGTGATAAGCGGTTCTATAATCTTTATTTACAGTCACAGTTGTGAATGCAGTGTCGCCTATTCTATAATTGGGGTCAGTAGCCATAATCATTTCTTTTTGCTTTTTATATCTGTAAGGTACATATTTTTTAAATCCCGCATCTACAGTTTCCATTAACTTCATTCCCTGCTTAAAGTTTTCAGGGTTTTGTATATTGTAAGCTGTTCTCCTGCAAAAATCAAAATGTGCGCCCCTGTCAAAATAGCCGATTATACCGCTTAAATCTTTTACCTGTTCATTGGTGCCAGGTATGTAAACTTGCGTTGTTTTCGATATTGTTCCATCCTTCAGAATCCTATTCTTACGCTCACCACCGCTGGAAGCACCCCTGTTGTTAGTTGGCTGGGCAGCATTTTTTAAAGCGTGATATGCATCTTCTAGTATTTGCGGTTCTATATAATTTTTTATAAACACGAAAAGAGGTTGCCCAGTTTTTGTATAGGCTTCGCAATCATAATCTATAATCGTGTCATAATCGCTGTCTTTTGAAAAAGTCCAAACCAGGTTTTTAGTTTCTGCTTCGCTTAGTTTATAATCTGCTATTAATTTCTTCATATTTTTCCTTTACTATTTGTTTGAGCAATTCAGCGTAAACTTCATATTTTTTAGAATCACATAATTCTTCTAACATTTTTATCATTTCTGCTTTTTCACCCCTGTCAAAAGCTATCTGCAAATACTCTGTATCAGTTTCTATTATCTCACCATCTTTTTCAGGCGGTGCCATGTCAAATAAAAATAGTTCTTCTTCCATTATTTCTCCATAAACATTTTCTGAATTTGTAAACATACGTCTAGTAATTTATCAACTTTTAAATCTAAATGTTTTGATCTACAATTCTTATAGTGATTTAAAACTTCTATCAAAATATTTATTTCGCTAACATGGTCAATTTTAATTACCTTAGTTTTCACGATGCTATTTTATCTATTTCTTTATCTAGTTCAGACATCGTTAATTCACCATGGTAATATTTTAAACCTAAATCCCATAATTTTGATATGCTACCTTCTGGCATGATTTCTTTTTTAGTTTCATAGTGGGCTTTATTAACTTTTTCCATTCTATTTTTATTCAATATGCCCTCAATTATGACCAACTTGGGCAACCTACCTGCCATCTGACCATTCGGTAAATCACAACTAAATACAATTTCCTTCCAAGATTTTTTTACGGTTTCTTCAGTGTGCTTCATCAAAACAGAACAAAACTGATTAAATAATAGCTGATTGTTGCCTCTTATTTCTAAGGTGTTTAGCAAATCATTGACGTAATGCTGAGCCACCTGTGAATTGCATTTCTTTTCGCTCATCTTTTTCCTTTCCTTTTATATTCCATTCTTTAATATTAGCAAACCATTTCTTTATTCGCAAGTGATTATTAAATGTTTCTTGCATTTCGAATTTCATTTTAGTATTAGAGCGATTAGGTTCTGCCCAATACTCAATAAACTCTTCTATATGCTTTTCGTACATTTCCTCATCTTTATATAAGAACCTATCAGTTTGCACGTATTCCCAAATTTCTTTTTCCCATTTATCCTTTCTTTTAATTATATCCTTTTCTTTATCTTTATCTTTAGGGGTTATGATAACCCTATTAATATAGTTATGCAAACCCTTTTCTTCCAATCTTTTTATTACAGATAAATGAGGTTTTGAGTTTTCTTTTAATTCACCATATTGATAATCTACAAATGATGGTATAAAATATTGGTCATCATCTATGGGTATCATTTTTAATTTAATTTGCTCAGGCAATTCCTCATATTCACCAATGTGATAACCTATAAAAAATGAAGCAGCTTCCCAATCTCCATCAAGAATACCTGCGTGGTCACATTTAGTTAATATATAAATCCATAATAATTTACCATCTGGTGATAACTTTCTATACCAAGATTTATCCCATATTTTAGTGTCTATAAATCGCTTAGCCATTATTGTTTTTCTCCTTGCATTTTGGGCATTTTGTTTTTTCTTTTCCGATTATTGGTATATGGTTTTTTGGGAAATACTCAAAGTCTCTTATGTACATTTTCCTATTTTTTTTCCAGGTAAGTTCACAAGATGGACAATATTTAATTTGATCATCTATGCGATGGTGTAACCTTTCGTATTTAGACGACTTCTTTTTCTTATCTATTGAACTTTTTGTTTCCCAGCCGACCTTGGTCGCCTCCAATATGTATTCAATCATCGATTGTTTCTTCATATTTCCGCAATTTTTCTTTTAACTCCATTATGGTGCTAATCAAGTATAAAAAATCTTGAATTGAGAACCACGTATACCAATCACCCTTGAATTTAGCTATTAACAAACCAGTCTTCCCAACTGGGCAATCATTTTCTATTTGCTTCATCCAAAGAGGTATTTGTAAAGAGTTTGTGTTTTTGATTTCAATGTGGAATTCGTATAAAGGATTATCATTATCAATATCGATAATATCCCCTTTAATACTGAGACCGCCAGAATTAGGAGTACGCCTAAAGTTAGTCCCAAGATACTTATTGATAATCTTAACCACTTCAAGTTCGCCTCTCTTTCCTTTGGCTTGACTGTTAATCATTAAATAGTTCCTCCTCATTTATAATCTCTTGAACCATTTCCTGATGTATTTTTCTTACTGCGTATGTATTAGCTTTTAAATGGTCTACGCTGTCTCCCCAGTTGGCTGCAATTTTCATAGCTGCGAACACTTCTATCTTTATATCAGTTTCATTTTTAGCAGCAGCCATTTGTTTGTGCAGTGGGTCTGAATTTCCAACCGCTTTAACATCCCAATCGTGCTTCCAATGTTCAGGCGTTTCATCGTTATCCGTGACCTCCATAATGCTTCCTTCGGAATAGCGATTGAACTCATCCCAAAGTCCTCTATCTATAAAAGCAGTGTAAAGTGTGTCATTATAATATAAATTATAAGCATACCAAGGTCTCTTACTACCATCTTCCCTTTGACTTTCTCCGTTAAATCCGTCTTTGATTGTGATTTTATATTTTTTTCCTTTTTCAAATTCCAATGTTGGATTTCTGTCTGCCATGTTATATACTCCTTATTATTATGTTATATAAAAATCTAATTACCAAAGCTACACCCGCAATAAGCAGGTAAGCTAAAGCAATGTTTTCCAAGTTATTTAAAAATCTATCTATCCGATCCATGTTTACTCCTCTGATATGTGTTGAGGGGTGCAAGGAAAGCGAAATCCGATATGCATACATGACGTTAAGTTGCTCACGAAAAACCTCACACCCCATAATAATTAAGCGTCTAACCAGGCTCTGAATTCATTAGCATCTTCGCTAAACATGCTAAGTTGATTTTTGTTGCCCTCCGCATTGGTGCATTTGTATTCTGCGTACCTGCTGGTTTGACCTTGAGAATTGGTGTAAGACTTTTTTGTTGTCTCAAACCTCATTCCCTGTTTTTTCAAATTGCACACCACCGCTGCCAATCTAGTGCAATTGAATTTTTCAATAGCTTCCCAACTGGTAAGTGAATTACCATTCTGGAAATGCTTTTTTATTTTTGCTGTTTTTGTCATTACACCTCCTTGATTTGTTTTTCCAATTTATCTATAATTTGGTACATCTCTTCTATAATTCTTAAATTGTCTTCCAACAGGTCATTCATTGACCGCTTAGGTTTGCGTTTGTAAACTTTCGTATTCATTTACTTACCTCCTTTGTACGTAAAAATTTTCATCGTGTCGATTCTATGTTTTTGCTCTACATCTTTTTTTAATGTCTGCAATTCAAAACTGGCAACACCCCAACCCCTCCAATAAACTGTTCCCCACTCCACACCCCCTGTGGTTTGTCCGTTTTTAATAATCGCACAATAAGGGTGAGGTGTTTTGTCTTTTGGGTCTACGTAATACAAAACATTAGCAATTTCTTTCCACGTCATTCGGTTTAGCCTGTCATTTTCTATTTTTTGCAATCTATGTGAAGCACCTTTATCCATTTCTAATCCTCCTCGTAAATTGAAAATTCATCTATTATTTTTTTATCCATCTTTAAATCGATTTGTTCAAAAGCATCCATCTCTATAATTATTTTATCCAACCTATTGCTAATAGCGTCTAATTCAGCCCTAGCAACCTTGTATTCGCTTAAATCTTCTGCTTGCGTGTGAACTTGTAGGCTTCTAATAAAGCTAGATAATTTAAGGTATTCATCCCTTAGCTTTTGATATTCAATGATGCTAGGTGAGGCAATCATATTTTACCCCCTTATGCAATTTGTCACAAATCCCATAATTCCAACCGAGCTCTAAGCATCTTTTACGACCTAATTTTTTCAAATAGTATTTTAATGCTAATTGGTCTATTACGTACGGAGCGTGTAGACTGTAATTCTTTTCCAGGTATTCCACGCTTTCCTTACAGTCAGTTAAATTGAATATCAACTTGACTTGCTTATACGTAGGTCTTATTCCGACGTATGGATACAAATTACCATGGCTTCCTATTGTGTTATTAATTTGACCCACAGTTCCACTTATTTGAAAATGCTCTATGTAGTGCACCCTTTTTCCTGGATAATCATAAGTAGAAGTGTAACTAATTAATCTAATTCCGTGCCTGACTTCCCAATTACCGTCGACTTCTGTCCATAAGATTTTAGATTTAGCTGATGGTATAAAACGTTCGCTCATCCTACTTACCCTCCCAATCTACATCCACAAGCTCTTCAGTATGCTCAACAACATCAGGACAATCATCTAAAGTAAAACTATCCAACCCGTGTTGTTCTTCTCCGTACTTACCCTCATAGTGAATGGTTATTGACACTTCAATTTTACTAGCCTTAATTGGCTTGTCGTTAATTGCGATACCATTAAAGTCTTTTATAATTTCCATTTTCATTTTTATTTCCCTTTCGCTTTTTTAATTGCTTACAACTTCTATAATTTTCCAAGCATAAAATTTACCCTGCCAAGACGCATCATTCCTATACCCATTAAAAACCATTTCAACTTTGAT